ATAACGAGCTTGTCTTGAAGTACAATGACCTGATTGTGGGCATTGCTCAGATGACGCTTGCTGTCTGTGGCGACTATTACGATGAGTCAGACGAGCGCATGATCCGCGTCATCGGCAAGAATAACGAATGGATGACCAAGTTCTTTGACGTGGCGTACCTCGAGAAAGATTACGACGTACGCGTACAGAATAGTTCTGCGCTTCCTCGGTCTGTAGCGGCTAGGACGCAGACGCTTCTTGACCTGAATGAACGCTTTCCCAATCAGTTTACGGGCGAGCAGGTGATTGACCTGCTGGATCTGGCGCAGAGCGAGAAGTTCGTGGACGCAGCCACGGTTGCAGTACGCGCTGCTCAGGCTGAGAATGAGGAACTGCTGAAGGTCGGCCAGGACGCTGTGCCTGAGGAACTTCTGTCGCCAAGGGAATATGAGAACCATATCCTGCACTGGCGGGAGCATACCCGAGCCGTTCAGGAGTATAGCTTCAAGTTCCAGACGCCTCCAGAGGCTCAGGACAGGCTGATTAACCATATTCGGGCCACCGAGATGCTGATGATTGACCAGGCGGCCAAGAATCCGCTGTTTGAGCAGGAAGTCAGCAAGCTCGCCATGTTTCCGATGTTCTTTAACGCGCAGCCACCAGCACCGGCACCGATGCCCGCTGAAGCCGCACCTATTGCAGGTGAGCTTGCGGCACCGGCTCCGTTTGCCGCTGTGCCAGGTCAGCCAGTGAATCCAGTATTGGGTAGTGAGCCTCAGGCTCTCGCTCAAGAACCAATGCCACCAGTGGAAGCACAGCTTGCCCCTGGCGGCGCAATCGAACCCACAGGAGGGGTATAGTCCATGTCCGAATCAACAGCACCGCAGACGGCGCTTAACGTCGAAACTGCGTCGGTCCAAGAACCTATTGAAGTAGTCGGTGGCAGTACCCCGGTTAGCTTCGACGAAATGGAAGCGGTAACTAACTGGAAGTCTCGGATCACCAAGAACGAGCCGGAAGTTAAGACCGCCAATCGCCGTAAGGAAGAAGGCGATGACCTGGATGAGGTTCTAAGCGCCAAGGCTGAAAAGACCGAGAAGGCCGATAAGCCTGAAAAGAAAGAGGCTAAGGCTGAGAAGTCTGACAAGGAAGAGAAGTCCGCTAAAAACACTCAGGCAGAGCCCCAGAAGGCGCTCAAGTTCAAGGTGGGCGATAAGGAAGTTGAGCTTGCTGCAAGTGCCGTGGTGCCCGTTAAGGTCAACGGCAAAGTGACTGACGTGCCGATCCAGGAAGTCATTAATCGCTACAGCCAGCAGAAGCATCTGGACGACATTTACCGTACCTATAAGACTGAAAAGGCTCAGTTCGACACTGAGCGTCAGAAGATTTCAGACGTGATTAGCAAGTCATACGAAATGCTTTCACAGAAGAAAGACCTCAGGGGATTCGTTGAGTACATGAGCGAAGCCCTGGGAGTGGATGGTCAGAAGCTCTATTCGGATGCCGTTGAACAAATTAGACAGGCTTTCGAGGAAGAGTCTACACTGACTCCAGAGGAACGCAGACTTAAACAGCTCGAGTCAGAGAATCAGTTCTACCGGCAGAGGGTAGAGTCGGAGCGGACCGCTAAGACGGAAGCCGCAAAGACCAAGGCTCTCGAAACCCAAGTGGATCAGATTATCCAGACTCATGGCATGGATAAGGCTACGTTTGTGAAGGCTTACGATGAGCTGGTGCAGACCGGGATTGAAGCCGCAAAGGTGACTCCTGAGATGGTTGGTAAGTATTACGCGAATACCAAGATCATCTCTAAGATTGAGTCACGTTTGTCGGACATTAACCCCGATGCTGCAACCGAGCAAAACATCGAAAAGCTTGCAACTCTTGCGATTCAAACCGGCGCATCTGAGCAGGAGATCGAAGAGGTAATCCAGCAGCTTTACGCCAACGAGGCAGAAAAGAAGCTGGCTAAGAAGATCAACAAAACACTGAAGGCAAAGGCATCAGAAGGACCGAAGAGAGCGGGAAGCGATCCTCTGTTTTTTGATGACCTGGCTTTCTAATTCAAAGGAACTAACAAATGGCACAGTTTTCTCTAACGACTGCCAGCAACCTCTTCAAGATTAAGTATGGTAAGCTGGCTGAAAATACCTATAACTCCGCAAACGTCCTGCTTGGCCGCGTCAAGAAGGATTTCGATTTCGTCGGTAAGCGCATGGATATCGCTGTCCCGACTTCGTTCGCAGGCGGCGTGGGCTCCGGCTCGCTCCCGACTGCCAACTATGCAGCCATTCAGGATGCAGTGATCGAAGCCAAGAAAATGTACGCTGTCGGCCAGGTTGACCGTGAGTCCATCAAGGCCGCCTCCAGCAATGAAGGCGCTTTCATCGAACTCACCAAGTTCTCGACGCAGAAGGCCGTTGAGTCCTGGATGCGCAACATGAGCCGTGCTCTCTTCAACGACGGATCCGGTAAGCTCGGCCAGTTCTCTGGCTCTGCTTCTGGAACTGCCTCGGCTCCGGTCATCACGGTGACCGCTGCTTCGTGGAAGGAAGCTAACTGGGAAGAAAAGGATTACGTGAACGTCAACTCCCTCAGCTCCGTCTGGGAAGTTGTCTCGGTTGATCCTTCCACCAAGGCTATCAGCCTCTCCCGCATCTCTGGATCGGATGACCTGACCGCTATCGGCGCAGGAACTCACTCGGTCTATATGCAGAACTCTAAGGACAACGATCCTCAGGGTCTCAAGGGCGTTCTCGATGCAACCGGCGGAACGCTCTATGGTGTGTCCGTTGGCCGTCGCTGGCAGGCTGCTGCTCAGATTGCAGCAGGCGGCGCTGGTATCACTCCCGATGCTCTTAACCAGGGCATGATGGAGATTCAGCGTAAGTCTGGTAAGGTGCCTAACCTCATCATCACCAGCTTCACGCAGTACCGCAAGCTCCTGAACCTGCTCGAAGATCAGAAGCAGTACCTGCTCGATCCTCGCGCTACGGACCTCATGGGCAAGATCAGCTTCAAGGGTCTTGAGTTCATGTCGGCAGCAGGCCCCGTCGGTATCTTCCCAGAGCGTTTCTGTGAAGATGACCGCGTGTACCTCCTGAACGATAACTTCATCACGATCAAGCATCGCCCGGACTTCGGCTTCTTCGACGACGATGGAACGGTGTTCCTGCGTGATGCAAGCTCTGACAGCTACAGCTTCCGTTACGGCGGCTACCTCCAGAGCTACATCGTGCCTTCGTTCCACGGTGTTATCTCGGGACTCGCAGTCTAATCTGGTTGGGGGTGGGAGCAATCCCATCCCCACCTATAACTCCACGGAGGGTTATCCATGCTACGCGAAATTAAAGGTACTCAGAGACTCCCGCGCCTTCTGGCTCTCAAGATTGACGGTGTTACGCCTGCAATCTCCATCGGCCAGTTTGACGCAACGCTTGTGAAGAACGCTACCGGCGACTACACCATTACGCCGGATCAGCCGTTCAAGCGTGCTCCCATTGTGGTTGCTACTGCACAGACTGCTTCGTCGGTTTGTGAAGTTGCCGCTGCAACCGCATCTTCGGTGCAGATTTTGGTCAAGAATCCGTCCACGCTCGCAGCTAAAGACGCTGTGATCCATGTTCAGATCCTTGGCTATGACGCAGCCGACGAAACCTAAGGAGACGGACCGGGCATAACTCAGTGGTAGAGTGGCGCTAGGACGACGGTTTGAGCGCATGACGCGGGTTCGATTCCCGCTGCCCGGTCCCTATATATATGGCAGCAGTTCAAAAGATTACGCTCTATTCTGGCGCTCTCTCTGGTGACACCAGCAGCGAGGCAATCAGCCTCGAGGGCCTACAGACTGACTTCGTTGGCATCCTGAGCCTTACGGCTCTGTCGGCCACCAATGTCATTGTGAAGATCCAGCGCAGTGCCGATAAGGTCATCTGGGGCGACTGGATTACCTTTGCTACCCTTACCGCTACTGGCTCTGAGATCAAGGACGCTACGGCGCCTGGCCTGAGCTATGTTAGGGTTAGTTTTGATTTCACTGGTGGCGCCCAGACTGGCACAGCAGCCGTTTATTTGTGCTACGATAAAAAGAGCAAATGAGCCGGGTTGACCTATATCCAGCCGCTACAGCCGCACCGGATGAAGCATTGCTTCAGACCGGAACGGCCATTGGCGCTAAGGTCGGCGCGGACGTTAATATTCTTAATCCCATTGAGGGCTCTGTTCAGTTTCAGGGGCTTCGGACGCAGGGGAAAATCACTCACCTAAGCCTGACCGCTGGTGCTTGGACGGCTCTACCCGCTTCGGCACTGGCTGACCGCAACAGTATTTGCATCCAGAATATCTCAGGATCTAGTCTGGTGGTCATCATTAACTACTCGGTTCTCGCGCCAAGCACTGAGGGATTTAGAATCCCTGATGGCGGTTTCAAGTCCATGGCCATTACTGATGGCATCCAGGTATATGGTCGGATGCTGTCGGGCTCTGGGTCGGTGGTGGTGGAGGAACTGGCTTGACCTTCTTTAGC